TGTATGTTACCGCCAAGCGTGCGAAGACGCAGCGTGCGATTTTCTGTGGGTGGTGGCGGAATGAGTTTTATTCCGCGGACCCGGAGTCGGCTGTGTACAAGACTTATTGGGATGGTCGATTGACGCCTGAGGAGCGGGAATGGACGCGTGAGATTAAGAAGCTGTATGGGTTTGAGATTAACTCGCGTCAGATGGCGTGGTGGCGTTGGAAATTGGCTGAGGGGATTCGTGATGATGCGCTGATGTATCAGGAGTTCCCTCCGACTGAGGACTATGCCTTTGTGATGACGGGTACTTCGTTTTTCAGTAATGCGCGTTGTACGGATGCGGTGAAGGATGCGAAGAAGGAGGTGCCTGATTATTATCGTTATGTGATGGGTGCCACGTTTGTTGATACTGAGGTGGTGAAGTCGCAGGAGCGTTTGGCGACGTTGAAGGTTTGGGAGGAGCCGGTTGATACGGCGTATTATGTGATTGGTGCTGATCCTGCGTATGGGTCAAGTGATTGGGCGGATCGGTTTTGTATATCGGTTTATCGTTGTTATGCGGATGGTATGGAGCAGGTTGCTGAGTTTGCGACCAGTGAGTTGAATACTTATCAGTTTGCTTGGGTGATTGCGCATTTGGCTGGGGCGTACAAGAACAGTATTTTGAATTTGGAGGTGAATGGCCCTGGTCAGGCGGTGATTAATGAGTTGAGGAACCTTAAAAGGCAGGCCGCGTCGTTGGGTGGGCCGCAGGGCAAGGACTTGATGAATGTGTTGGGTCACATGCAGAATTATATGTGGCGTAAGAATGATAACTTAGGTGGGATCACGAACAGTATTGGGTGGTTGACTACGGGTCCGTCTAAGGAGCGCATGTTAAATTATATGAAGGACTACTTTGAGCGTGGCATGTTGCGCGTTCGGAGTTTGGAATTGATTGATGAGATGAAGTCCATTGTGCGGGATGGTGGTTCTATTCAGGCTGGTGGGCGTGGGAAGGATGATCGGGTTATTGCGACGGGTTTGGCGGCGGCTGCTTATGCGGAGCAGTTATGGCCGCGTTTGGTGCAGGCCAAGGTTACGCGCGAGAATAATCGTGCGCAGGATGAGATGCGGCCTGAGGACGTTCAATCGTCCAAGGTTGTGAGCACTTACCTCAAGAAGATAGGGCTGTACGCATGACACCTGAGAAGTTTGATCGTTATTTGAAGTTGGCGAGGTCAACTGTTTATTCGGAGCCTGAGGATGGAAACTTCCACAACGCGCTTATTAAGCAAGCCGTGCAAACATTTGTCCCATTATTCGGTTTGCCGGATACTCCCTTCGTGCTTGATGCGGGATGTGGCCCCGGCGTTTTCATGGACGAGATGCGGGGTGCCGGCTTTCAATCTCTCTGGGGAGTGACGCTGAGTCAGGATGATGTGGATGCGTGCCGGAAGAAGGGGCATGGGTGCACGTTGGGGGATATATCTGATCTTGATGATGTGGATGAGACGGTGGATTTGGTTTGGTGCCGTCATGCGATTGAGCACAGTCCGTATCCGCTGTTTACGTTGTATGAGTTTAATCGGGTTTTGAAGCCCGGTGGTGGTTTGTATGTTGAGGTGCCGGCGCCTGCGTTGCCGCGTCAGCATGAGTGGAACCCCAATCACTATTCGATATTGGGGGTGCACATGTGGGTGGCGTTGATGCAGCGTGCTGGGTTTGAGGTGTTTGACACCCGTGAGATCAAGCTGGAGTTGCAGCAGGATGGCAAGGCTGTTCCCGAGGTCTTTTATGCGTTTTTGGCGCGGAAATGTCGGTCTATTCTAAGCGCGAACTGAAGGAGCGGATGGGCCGCTTCATTGCTGATGCCAATCGCGGCATTAGTATGATCTTGTTTTGTGAGTTGTGTGGGGTCACTGAGCGGTTGATGCGGAACATTTTTGTTCATGGCACGGCTGAGTTGAGTGAGGTGAACCAGATACGGATTTCTAGGGTGTTGAAGTCTTGGGAGGCGGGGGAGATTGCCGTCATGCAGGGGCGTTACAACACTCGGTTTGCGGAATACCGGAAGGAGCCGCGGCTGCGTTTAGCCCGCACTTGGGGGTTGAAGGTGACGCCGGAGGGTCTGAAGGTGGATGCCAGGGTTAGGAACAAGGCTGATTACGGGGAACCGGGCCTTTTGGAGCAGATGGAGGGGAACAAATGGCGGTAAAACGGGACTATAAGTGTGAGGCGCACGGGTTTTTCGAGGCTTGGGAGGCTCAATGCCCCCATGGATGCCTTGATGGGATCATGATTGTGCACTTGCAGGCCCCAAATTACCTGTCTGACCGGACCAAGGGGGTGGACGGGACGCTGAAGGGGCTGGCGAAGGACTTTGACATGACCAACATGAAGTCAACGCGGGAGGGTGAGCATCAGGAGGGGTATTTGACCCGGAATAATGCCCCGCAGCCTAAGGATCAGCCCCCGCAGGCCCCGAGTGGGGTTATTTGGGGTGGCGGAGCCGGGTATAATATGCAGAATGTGCTTGCCGGCGGTGCCATTAAGTCGGTAAGGGGAGAAAGTGTTGGCTTTAACCCCAAGGATGCTGGTAATCTGCAAGGGCCGAAGCCGGCGTCATATATGGCTGACCATGAGGGCTTGAAGATCAAGTCATGATTATCCCCAACGAGGCCGCAGAACGTGAGCATTTTTACCTCGATTTGATCGAGAAGTGTTATGTGTCGCGTGACGAGCGGCGTGGGGATTATGTGAGCCTTCGCAGCTATTATTTGTTTGGGTCGGGGCCGAATGACGCTCCGGCGCACTTCAACAAGATTTACCCGCACATAGATCAGCTTGTGAGTTTTATGTACTCGGCTGATACGACGCGGTTTTCCATTAGTTTGGGGGCCTCAGTGCCTGAGACTGAGCACTCTAAGGTGCCGGTTCTGACTCATGCGCTCAATGACGAGTGGAACAATTCCAATGCGGATCAGGTGTTTGGCATCGCTCTCACCTGGGCGTTTGTTTACAACTGTTCGTATGTAAAGTTGGTACGCCGCGGCAAGAGCATTACGCCTTACATGGTGGACCCTGGTAGTATTGGGGTGCTGCGTGAGGATGTGATGTACACGGACAGGCAGGAAGCCTTTGTCCATACTTACTACATTACGCGGTCGGACTTGGCGGCGCGGCTGTATGCGCACCCGAAGCGCAAGGAATTGATGAAGCGCATTACGGCGCAAAAGTACAAGCCGACTGAAATTCCGAACGGTGTGGATAAGATTATCATGTCGGCGGTGGACCCGACGATTTATGGTAACGTCAACCTTGATTTGTCCGGCGTCAATCGCATGAAGCCTGAAGTGGCTGAAGATACGATTGAGATGCGGGAGTTGTATGTTTGGAATGACCAAACCAAGGATTATCAAGTAGTTACGATTGCCGAGCCGGATGTGGTTATTTACGACCGCACCAATGAAAGCATGTTTATCAAGGGTGAATTGCCCTTTATTCAGATTTGCCCCAACCCGATGCCGGATTATTATTGGGGTCAGTCTGAGGTCAGCCGCCTGTGTTATTTGCAGGAGATGAGAAATAAGAGGATGGCGGAAATCCTTGATTTGCTGTCGAAGCAGGTCGCGCCTCCGACAAGCCTGATGGGCTTTACTGGCATTTTGGACGAGAAGAACTTTGCGTTGAACCGGGCGGGTGGGTTGTTATCCACGGACATGCCCAATGCAAAGATTGAGCGTCTGGCGCCCAACATGCCGCAGGACTTATTTAGGGAACTCAATGAGATAGACGCCATGTTTGCGGAGGCGTCGGGTATTTCGTCAGTGTTGTCGGGTCGTGGTGAGCAGGGGGTTCGGTCGCAGGGTCATGCGTCGCAGTTGGCGCGGTTGGGGTCGAGCCGTGCCAAGAAGCGTGCTTTGGTGGTTGAGGATGCCTTGGAGAAGATGGCGACCTTATACCTCAAGTGTATGCAAATGGATGATTCCACGGTGTTTACTGCCACTGATGGAATGAGGTTTATTCCTGAGCAATTCACCAACGATTTTGTGGTGAAAGTGGATGCGCACAGTAACAGCCCGATTTTCATGGAAGATTTGCGGTCGCTGGCGTTCAATCTGTTCAAGGCGCAGGCTATTGATAAGGAAAGTCTGCT